CGTAGGCGTGAGGGTTTTTGGTTTTATAACAACGGTACACCTACATATATTACGGGGAGGCATTACATGATGCTTCAATGGAGTAAGATGGATATAGGTTATCCTGATTATCTTGAATTTCAACATGAAATATTTTTACACATGGCTGCGTGCGAGTCTGATATTCGTTGTATCGGTCAGCTATATACTAAGTGTCGCCGTTCTGGGTACACTAATATCTGTTCTTCTGTTCTTGTGGACGAAGCTACACAAGTTAAAGACAAGCTTTTGGGTATACAGTCAAAGACTGGTAAAGATGCTCAAGAGAACATCTTCATGAAGAAGGTGGTTTACATGTTTAGAAACTACCCATTCTTTTTTAAACCGATACAAGATGGTACAACGAATCCACGTATGGAGTTAGCTTTTCGTGAACCATCAAAGCGTATAACAAAAAACAACAAAACCTCTCAAACTGGCGAGGCATTGAATACTGTTATTAACTGGAAAAACACAACTAATAATGCATATGACGGTGAGAAGCTACACATGTTATATCTAGACGAAGCAGGAAAATGGGAAAAACCTACAGACATAAGAGACGCTTGGAGGATTCAGAGGACTTGTTTGATCGTAGGGCGAAGAATCATAGGAAAGGCACTCGTGGGAAGCACAGTAAACCCAATGAGCAAAGGAGGAAAAGAATACAAAGAGCTATGGGAGGACTCGAATCCTATGGAGAGGAACGCGAATGGTAGAACAGTTAGTGGACTCTACAGACTCTTTATACCAGCAGACAAATCATTAGAGGGTTTTTTTGATGAATATGGTCAACCAGTAATTGACGATCCAGAAGAACCAATCATGGGTGTTGATGGCGATCTTGTTAACATGGGTGCTAGGCAATATTTAAAAAACGAAAGGAACAGCCTAAAGCATGATCCGTCTGAACTAAACGAGGTAACGAGGCAGTTCCCTTTTACAACTGATGAGGCCTTTAGGGATAGTATAGAAGGTAGCATTTTCAATATAGGTAAGATATATCAACAGATAGAACACAATGAGGAGTTATTTCCTAATCCTGTGGTAAGGGGTAATTTTATATGGAAAGTAAAAGATAAAGAAGTTGTATTTAGCCCTGATGTGAATGGTAGATTTAACGTAGCTTGGATGCCGCCAGAGGATCAGAGAAATGTCACTAAGATAGATAGAGGTAAAAGGGTACCGCCTTTTTCAGACAGAGGATGCGGTGGAGTAGATAGCTACGATCTAGACGCAACACTTGACGGTCGTGGCTCTAAAGGAGCATTACACCTTTACAATAAATTTCATATACAAAATCCTTCCAACATGTTTGTTGTGGAGTATGCATCAAGACCAGATCTTGCTAAGATATTCTATGAAGACGTTCTAATGGCTGCATTTTTTTACGGATACCCTTTGTTAATTGAAAACAATAAGTATGGTATCGCAAGACACTTTGAATCAAGAGGTTACGATGGTTACTTAATGGACAGGCCAGAACATTTAAAGGGTACCACAAAGACAGTTTCTGTAAAAACAAAAGGCATACCTTCTAACTCTCAAGACGTAATACAATCACACGCTCAGTCTATAGAAGCCTATATACACGATCACGTTGGCATAAACTATGATACAGGAGATGTGGGAAAGATGTATTTTAACAATACCCTTGAAGATTGGATAGGATTTAAGATAGACAAAAGAACAAAATTTGACTTAACGATTAGCTCAGGGCTTGCTCTTCTTGCTGCTCAAAAAAGTAAACCTAAAAAGAAAACAGATTTTACTGAGAGTAAGTTCTTTAGGAGATATAAAGTAATCGGTTGATTCACTATATTTGCATAATATGTACGGAGACAAAAATAAAAAATCTACTTTCCCCGATCCGCTAGCAGATCAAGCAACAAAAGAATCCAATGACTATGGATTGCAGTATGCAAAAGCTATATCCGCTCAGTGGGGTAAACTGAATGAGAACTCCTCTATTTTTTCAAAAAGAAATAAAATATTTGAAAGAAGCAGAGATTATGCAAACGGAACTCAAGATACAAGCATATACAAACAGCTTTTAAATTCTTTATCTCCAAACAAAGGAGATGGAAGTTTACTTAATTTAGATTACACTCCAGTACCCATACTACCTAAGTTTGTAAAAATTGTTACAAATAAAATTCTAGCAAGAGACCCTTATCCTAACTTAGAGTCAATAGATCCTTTATCTTCTTCAGAGAAGAACAAAATGAAGGATAAGATAAAAATACAGGTAGAAAACAAAAAATTACTACAAACTCTAAAAGAAGAAACTGGCGTTGTTTTAGATATGGATCCTGAACAAATACCAGAAACGATTGAGGAGGCAGAGATCTTTATGGATACAAACATAAAGACTGATGCAGAGATTGCAGCTCAGATAGGAACAAACATGACCTTGTCTTGGGCTAACTTTAATGACACTACATTCAGAAGAGCTGTAAATGATATGGTTGCTTTAGGTATGGCTGTAGTGAAAAGACAGAACGATCCTAACGAGGGCATTGCTATAGAGTATGTAGATCCTGTGTCTTTTGTACATAGCTACACAGAAGACCCTAACTTTTCAGATCTTGTTTATGCTGGTAACGTAAAACGTATACCTATACAAGAGTTAAAAAGAAGGGCTGGAGATCAGTTTACAGAGGAGCAGTATAAGGATCTTGCAAAGCAGGTAAAAAATAAAATGCAGAATGATCCTAGTAAACTTTCTCAAGTTCACTACGACGAAAGAATGCAAAGAAATATGTACGGGTATGACGAGTACATGGTGGATATATTAGACTTTGAATTTATTTCTGTAGACTGCATGTTCTTTGAAGAAAAAGAAAGTAGACACGGAAATACAGGCTTTTTCTATAAAGGTTTTCAATACAAAGAGAAAGTAAGTAGCGTTTTTGATAGGACTCCTCACAAGATGGAGATGGCAACACTCTATGGTGGTGTTTACGTTATGGGAACAGACATGATGTTTAATTACGGTAGAGTAAAGAACGTACCGAAAAACATTCATGATATATCTAAGTGCAGACTATCTTATTCTGTTGCTGCAACAAATCTTAGACGCATGATGCCTAAATCTATGGTAGAGAGCTGTACAGGATTTGCTGATATGCTACAACTTACTCATCTTAAAATCCAACAAGCTATTGCTAAAGCAAAGCCAGACGGATTAATTATTGATATAGAAGGTTTAGAAAATGTACAACTAGGAAAGGGTGGTGAGTTGCAACCATTAGAGCTTCATGATATATACGAGCAGACTGGTGTATTTTATTACAGAAGTAAAAACCCTGAAGGAGGTTTTCAAAATCCTCCTGTTAGAGAGATAGGCAATACAATAAGAAACATCAATGAGCTTATAGCTCTTTATAACCATTACCTACAACTAATAAGAGACACTACAGGTATTAACGAAGCTATGGATGCATCAACACCAAAAGGAGACGCTTTGGTTGGTGTTCAACAACAAGCTATTGCTGCTGGAAATAACGCTATATATGATATCACAAACGCATCAATGCTTTTATACAAAAGAGTTTGTCAAGATATTGTTAAGTGTCTGCAGGTAATACCTTCAGAATCAACTCTTTATAACATATACTCAAACGCAATAGGTAAAGAGAATATGAAAGTATTGTCTTCATTCAAAGAGCTATCTATGTACAACTTTGGAGTGCAAGTTGTAAAAGAGATGGAGGACAAGGACAGACAGTTCCTTGAGGCTAACATTCAAATGGCTCTTCAACAGCAGCAGATAGATTTAGAGGATGCTATGGCTGTTAGAGCGTTAAAGGATGTAAACCAAGCAGAGAGGCTTCTTATTATTCGTAGAAAGAAAAGAATGGATAAGCAGCAGGAAATGGCACAACAGAATTCACAGCAACAAGCAGAACAAGCTGCAAATGCTGCACAACAAGCGTCTGAACAACGCATGAGGGAGATGCAGGCAGAAGCTCAGATAGAGCAACAGAAGATTCAATTAAAGGCTCAGTTAGAAGTTCAGATGGCGCAAATGAGGCACGAGTTTAATAAAGAGATAGAAACTATACGAGCTCAAGCTAGTTTAGGATTTAAGGAAGACGATCAGAACTTTAAGCAGAAGTTAGAGGTGCTAAAGGAAGACAGAAAAGATAATAGGCAAGAAGTACAAGCAGAAAATCAGATGGCTATGATGCAGGCTCAACAACAAACGGATGAACAGCAATTAGGTCCACAAGAAATTATTTAATATGGCTAGAGTAAATTTTGATATAGCAAAAAGATTAGATATCACAACTAGAAAAGGAGATTCTTTTAATTTAAAACTAACTCTTAAAGATTCTAGTGGATCACCTATAAATTTATTTGGGTCTGATGGTGAATCAAAATTCTACATGCAGGTTGTAGACTCAGACGGTCGTATAATTTTACACACTATATCTAATTCTACTGGAGGCGGTTCTACCTCTGGATCTCTAGATCCTACTTTTATGAGCCAGCAGCTAACAGTAACTTTGACAGACACTGTATCTACTACAGAAGCTACAGGTATAGTATCAATATCTGCCTCAGCTGAAGATATGAAGCAGGTTGATTCTGGAAGGTATGTTTATGACTTACAGTACGAAGATCCAGGAAATTCTATAGATTCTGCAAACGAAAGAAAAACAATTCTGTTTGGCACATTTACTATTAATAATGACATAACATTAGTAGTGTAGTCATGAGTGTTACTATATCTACACCCTCAGGGTCTATAGTTGTTGATCAGCCTTCTAAGGTTGATTTTTCTGTTACACTACCATCTGATATAGTTTGCGATGTCAGCAGAACTTTTGTAAATATTGAAGTTGAAAATTCTATAAATTCAGTAGCATGATAAGATACTTATTAACAATTTTATTTTTTTCTCCCGTCTTATTGCTTTCTCAAGGTAGTTGGCTAGATGTGCAAGTTCAAACAGATGAGTATGCTGGAGAAACTTCTTGGCAAATTCTTAATGACAGCTCTCAAGTTGTAGCAGTTAGCCCTGCATACCAAAATAACACTCTTCAAAACCACATGGTATTTCTACCGTCTGGTGATTACGAGTTTGTAATGATGGATGCTTTTGGAGACGGCATATGTTGTCAGTTTGGAGAAGGTTGGTATAGGATAAGCAATAACTGTGGTTTAGACACGGCTAACTATGAGTTTGCTACAGCTACAGACACTATACCATTCACCCTTAATCCGTGTATACCGCCTCTTCCTGGATGTACTAATCCTGTTGCTAACAACTACAATCCATGGGCTAATATTGATAACGGTAGCTGCAATGTGTTTGAATGTGACTCAACAGAAACCTTGGTGTCTATGGATCTAACATTGGATACATGGCCTGGAGAGACTGGTTTTACTTTAGTTAATATAGCAGACGGCCAACCATACGAACAGGTAATACCTGGAGAGTTTGACTTTGGCGATCAGCTTGTGACCTACACTTATAACTTTTGTGTTAGCCTTGGATTTGAGTTAATATTAGTGGATGAGTTTGGTGACGGACTAAACGGTTATGCGTCAGGCGGTCAAGACGGAGCTTGTGTTATCACAGCTTGCGACAGTGTATTATGGGAATTAGAAGATCTAGCATTTACAGAGTTTGATGGAAACACAATGTATTCTGGTGCTATATTTACTGAGCCTTGCCCTCCAGTACCTCCTGTCTACGGATGTATGGATGACGATTATGTAGATTACAGTCCAGAAGCTACGCTTCCAGACACCTGCGAAACCTTACATATTTGGGGGTGTACAAACCCAGAAGCTTTAAACTACGACAGTACTGCAACAATATCAGATCTTGTGGGTCCATGCAGTATACAGATTATCCTTGAAGATGACGCAGCTGATGGGTGGGGTAACTCTACTATAGGTATGGTGCAGGGTGAACAGCAGTGGATGTTTACTGTGGGTCCTGGTGAGTTTTATCAGTCATGGGATATTATGCTTGATTCTGATGAGGAGGTTGATATATACTACTTTCAAGCAGGTAATCAACAGCAATCGTCTCAAGAGCTTGCCTTCCAAACACTACATAACTCAGTGCATGTTCTTAATGAAGCTGGAGACACCTTACTCTCTGAAGGTAGTAATCCGTTCATAAACAATGGTCAAGGAGCTTTACAACCTTTTGCAGGGCCAAACTGGACGGTATATCATTTCACTCCTTTTTGTGGAGATGATTGTATACCTTATATATATGGATGCACTGATGAATCTGCATGTAACTACAATGCTGACGCTAATACAAACTCTGACTGTAACTATCCAGTCCAATATTACGATTGTGATAATAGCTGCGTCAATGATGATGATAGTGACGGAGTATGTAACGAACTAGAGGTTGTAGGCTGTCAAGACCCAACCGCCTTTAATTACAACGCACTAGCAACCGATTCTGGTGATTGCATACCAGTTATCTTTGGCTGCACTGATCCTACGCAGTTTAATTATAACCCAGACGCTAATACAGAAAACGGAGGTTGTATACCTTATGTATATGGATGTATGAATCCATATGCGTTTAATTACAATCCAGACGCTAATACAGAGCTAGAAGACTCGTGTATTGAAGTATTAGTTGATTGTATGGACCCTAATGCGTTTAATTACAATGAGTTAGCAAACACCTCTGATGAGAATCTTTGTTTATACGACGCTGGTTGCATAACTGGACCTGGTGAACCTTACTGGCTTAACGATGGCTGTTATGCTTGGATTATAGATATTGACCCATACTGCTGTGAGGTTGCATGGGATGAAACGTGTGTAGATCTTTACTCGTACTGTGAGCAAGGGTGGCC